CCACGTTGCTATGTCGTGCATCGGCATGAGGATGTCGTAGAGCGACTGGCCGTACGTCTTGTGCGCGTCTTGGTAGAGGCCGCCGATCACTGTCGGGAACTGCTGGCCGTACGGGTTGACCTGGAGGCGGATGACGACGTTCTCGTCGAGGATCGTGACGACGAGGAAGATTTGGTCGATCGAGGGGACGCCGATCTCGTGGCCAGACATGCGGACCCACGCTTCGTCAATGACGCGCGCGTCGCCGAGCGTGAAGTAGGCGTGATCCATGCGTTCGCGCATGAGGGGTTGCGCGGGGTCGATGGAGAGACCTTTGCCTTCTTCGCGGTGATTTTGGTGGGCGTTCCAGCCGTTGCGCGGCGGGCTGATCTTGTGGCGGAGTGCTGGGAACAGGCGCAGCTTGGGGTAGAGGCCAGAGTAGAGCAGGGAGTTGTATGAGACATAGTCGGTGAAGACCATGTACTGCATGTTGTCCCAGTCACCCCAGTTGACGCGAGGGTCGGGGAAAGCGCGGCGTGGGTCGAAGTTGACGATGCGGTTCTGGTTCGACTTGGCGTCCCAGATGACTTTGGTGGGCGCAAAGCCGTAGCGCACGCTGTCGAGCAGGAGTTGGGCGACGCGAGCCTCGCCGCCAGTGCGGCGCATCTGTTGGTGCAGGACGCGCTCTAGGATGAGAGCGGGCTGGCGGCTTTTGCGGTTCAGCCCTTCAAGCTGAAACATTGGGTTGCGACCGGCGAGCGCAGCCATCAAGTAGGTGAGGACTGTGTCGGCGATCGCGCGAGTGTCGGCTATGACGGCCTTCTCGCGAAACTCTGTGGTGTCCGGTGGGACGTAAACGTCGTGGGCGCGGTCGGCTTCCTTCCAGTGGTCGTAGCGACGACGTATGCGGAAGTACGACATGTCCACCATCGACTTAACGTAATCGACGAGGCGGCGCTCTTGTTCTTCGGTGAGGAGGTGGGAGATGTCCTCGTAGGCCACGAGCTTGTCGATGTGTTCAGACAAGTCGCAGATGACGCCGCCGTCAGGCGGCGGTGTGTATTCAGCACTGCGGTACGCTTGTGAGGTCGCGGTTGTGGCCATGTGTGGTTTTGTACCTTTGGCCGTGGATGGTGGTCGTCCTAGACGCCCCAGCCACGGAACGATGGAACTTTCTTGAACATCGAGCGCAGCGACTTGCCGTAGTCAGGTTGGTTTGTGTTGAGTGACTGGGACATGTCGGGGTTGTCCCATGCGTCGGGGCTGATCGAGGTGCGGCTGAGGATGTCGAGGGCCATGGCGAGCGCGTCTACTTGGTCGTCGTGGGCCGCGCCTGGGAAGCTGACGCACTCGTCGATGAAGTCGTCGAGCCATGGCGCTTCGGTTGGGATGAAGACGCGCCCACCTTCGATGAGCGGGAGGACGGCGTTAACGCGGGCCACTTTGTCGTGAACGACCTTGTAGGGGATTACCGACATGCCGCTTTCGCGCTTGAGTTCTTGGATGATGGATTGGCCGCTGGCCTTGTCTTCGATGTAGAGCGCGCGGAGGCCCTTGCCGCGCCACTGGTTGTTGAGGCGGATCAAGCGGTGCTTGAGTTCGGGGAAGTCCCACTTACTGCGGATGACATCGACGATGTAGATGTCGCCAGTACGGTCGATGCCTGCGACGATTGCGACGGAGTAGTCGGCGGTCTCTGACTTCTTGAAGGCGGTATCGACGGAGATGATGAGGCTCGAAAACTTTTCTGGCTTTAGGTCGTCGGGGTACTTCTGCCACCATTCCGTGCGGATGAGGTTGCCGCCCTCGATGTATGGGGTTTGTTGGTAGAGGGATGCGAACTCGCGTGGGTTGAGACGTTGGCGGCGCTTGAGGTCTTCGAGCGAGAAGCGCTCAGGCCAGAGGGCGGCTTCTACCTTCTTTTTGATGCTGCGGTAGGCGACGGAGATTTCTCTGATGCTCCCGTCTGGTGGGATGTGCAGCGGGTGGTCGGGCGGCAGCGCAGTGCGGCTGACTTCGATGTCGGTTTCAACTTCGTGGATCGCGGGGAAGTTGATGTGCTTCCAGCGGCCTTCCTTCCAGTCTTCGGTTTGTTGGAGACGGCCAGCGAGATCGTCGGGGTGCCAGCGCGTGAGGATCACGATTTGCTTGGGCTTGTTGCCGTACGTGTCGGGCTGCAGGCGGGTGGCCAGAGCAGAGGTGTAGTAGTTCCAGACCTTGTTGCGGAGCGTCATGCTCTCCGCGTCTTCGCGGGACTTAATGGGATCGTCCACGATGAGGAGGTTGGCGGGGCGGCCAGAGGTGGTGCCGCCAAGGCCGACGCCGAAGTATGCGCCGCCGACTTCGGTGCGCCACACGTCGGCGGCGCTGCTACTGGTGGAGAGCGTGAAGTCGGGGAAGGCTTGGGCGACGATCTTGTTTTCGACGATCTGGCGGACTTGGCGTCCGAAGTCTACTGCGAGCTGGCTGTTGTAGGAGCTAGACATCACGTAGCGCTTGGGATCGCGCGCGATGAAGTAGGCCGGGAAGTTGACTGTGCCGTATTCTGATTTGCCGTGCCGGGGCGGCATGGTGATGAGAAGGTTGTCGCAGCCAAGCGTGCCGCGTTCGAGCTGGTCGAGCGCGGTGATGAGTTCGATCTGGAAGTCAGGCAGGACGCGGTCTGGGTTCAGGAGCTTGATGAAGCCCATGTAACTTGTTTGCGCGTCTTGGAGACGGAGGAGATAACGCGCTGCTTCCGCGCGTGACATCGTCATGGCTGGCGCGCGCGCATGATGCGGGCTGCGGCCAGCTCGACGGCGGCGCGGCGGTCGTGGACTTCTTCTATCATGATGCCAGCAAGGTGGTCCATGATGGCGCGTTTGCGGTTCTCGGCGGGGACGCTGGCGAGGTCGAGGGCTTGCATAGCCTTGGCAAACTCATTGAGCGTCATGTTCGAGGTGAGTGCGTCCTTTTGCGTGTTCTTTATCAACATCGGTGTACTCCACGTCGGTGAGATCGTCTGCGCCAGCGGCGATGCGTTCGAGTTCTTCGCGCGTCAGTTCGATGGCGGATTTGACGGTGTGCTCGTGCTGGACAAAGCCAGCGGTGAGGTCGGGCAGGACTTTGTTGAGGAGGGTGGCGAACACGCGGGCTTGGGTCGGGGACCAGGTGCGCGTGCCTTGGACGACTTCGTCGGCCATGCGGATGTGCTTGGTGACGAGCTTGCTGACTTCGGTGCGAAGCGCTGCGGCCTTGGCGGGTGAGAACGTGATCTCGCCCTTGGCCATTTTTGTTACGACACCATCGAGGTTGTCTAACTTTTTTAACTCACGCTGCTCTGCGCGGGCGGCGCGTTGCTCGGCGCGAAGTTCGCCAATGCCTTTTGATTTGCAGGTGTGCGAACAAAAATGTCCTTTGCCCTTATCGTAGGGGCGCAGCGTGAATTTTTTTTCGCAGACGCGGCACGTATAGTTGCGAAGGCTTGGTTTTTTTTCTTCCGACATTTCGTTTTTTTTCACGATTGGTGCGCGGGTAGGGGAGTCGCGACTGCACACGGGAGTCCCATCGGCGGGGCGGCCCTACCCCCGCCCCCCTCTGCGGGCACGCGATTTGACAAAATCCGGGCAAACATGGGGCTAAAACCCTGTGAATACAGGGTTTTATCTCCCCATGAAGGGGGTTTGTGAGCCGTGATGTGGTCGTGACGTTTCAGGTTTTGCTCCGAGCGGCCCGTCACACTGCCCTGAAAGGGCAGTCGGCCAGTCACAGCAATGAGATATTTTTCGGGGTGCGGTCGTCCACCCTAGCGTACGCGCGTGTATGCCGAAGGCACTTCGGAGGGCGAGCCAAGTCGGCTCAGCCTAGCCGTGCGGCGTTGCACGGCACACGGAGACACGCACATGTCCGCGAAGTTTGTTATCCCCGCGCTCGCAACCGCGAAGGAAGTTCTCGCTCTCGTCGAAGCCAAGACCGTCAAGCGCGAAGACGCGCTCGCGTTCCTGCAGGCGCGCGTGAACGCCGCCGTCTCACGCGGCGCTCGCGTGAAGTTCCCCACGCTCAAGGCCATCGAGGCCCTCACGGGCACGAAGCCCGAAGCCCCGAAGGGTGCAACGAAGTTGCAGCGACTGGCCGAGAACGACGCGAAGCGTCGTGAGGCGAAACTCGCGAACCTCGCGAAGGCGCGTGAGGCCAAGGCGGCGAAGGCCGCGACGGCGAAGCCGTCCGCACCCGCGAACCCGCTCGATGCGGTCGCGAAGTCCCTTGCCGCGATGGACGACGTTGCCATGGCCGCCTTCATGAAGCTCGTCTTCGACGCGCGCAAGAAGAACCGCGCCTAACACGCACACGCACACATCCACACACCCCCGAGGCCGCGAGGCTTCGGGGGTTTTTTTGTGCCCAGAGGAAACCCGCACATGCCCATGATCCACAACCCGCGTCCCAAGCTGCGCGTCTACAACGTCGCACGCGAACGCCACGGCAAACGCCAACGCATCCACACGCACGAGATCAACGCCTACGGCAAGGCCAAGGCGCTGGCGACTGCGTTCACAACCTTCACGACGCTCGCCAACACGCCTGACGAGATCGACGACGAAGCCGCTCGTCTGAAGGCCAAGTGGGGTGTCCGCAAGTGAGCGGCGAACTCCTTGGCGTCGGCTCATACGAAGTTCTCGAAACACGCACGAAGGAGATCAACAACGACCTGTGCAAGCCAGCATGGACGACCATGATTGTGGCGATCAAGTGTGATGACCCGGACGAGAGCGATGCGATCATCCGCAAAGCGATCTTCGAGACGTTCACGTTCGAATGTCATCACGCCTACGACTGCTGCGGATGCCGCCACTTCTACGTCACAAGCATGAAGCGCCTACACCGCAAGTCGCGCCTCTTCGACCAGATGTGGCGCGTCAATGTTCAATCATCACTCAACTACTGAGGGGGCAATGACACGCAAGCAACTTCACAAACGCGCAGCCGATTACTTTGTGGGCCGCAACTTCATGACACCAGACGTTGAGAAGTGCGGCTTCAAGGGCGACTACGCCTACGAAATCTCAGTTGGCACGGGCCTGTCGCGCCAGCTGATCTACGGCGTCACGATCAGAAACAAGTTCACGGGCGAAGATGACGGCAAGTCGCAACTCTTCCAGTCGCTCGACGCCGCTCAATCATACGTTCGTTGGCTCGGACACAAGGAGGACTGACATGAGCACAGAGCTGAAAGACGGTGACTATACACTCATTGATGGTCGTGCGTGGTTCACTGTTGGCAATATCTCAATTCGCATAAACGCCACCGAACAGGGTGTCGTATGCGATATGTATCCACTTCACGACGAGATGAACGATGCAGTTGCCAGTTGCTATGCCTTTTACACGGAATGTGAGGAGGACTGACACATGCCAAACCCAAAACTCACAATCACTGTTGAACCAGAACTCGACGCGGATGGCGATATTGCGGAGCACGGTTGTGAACTGTCTGTCGAGATCAGCGACGGCTACATTTACGTCGAGTTGAACGGCACAGAATACGACGACGATTACAACCTGCGCACGTTCTACAAGATCATGACCATGCTGCGTCCAGACGCGCGCCAACTCCGCGACTTCCTTAACGCCAACG